CTCCTTTTACTAATTTCATTTCCTCATAAGTGTTATTGAATACATAAATTTTACCTATAATTTCATCATCTTCTATTAAGAAAAAATTATTTATTCCAATTTTCTTAATAGTTCCTTTTATTTTGTTAACCCAGCATCTAGAATAATTTACTTTATACCCGAAGTTATGCAATAATGCTTCGTTAGTATCAAAATTATGTATTCCTCCGATTATTTCGTCATCTTTGGAAGTAATAACCACCTTATCATTAACATTAAATCTCATAATTTTTCATTCTCCTTTTTTTTTATTATTTTTTTTACTATTTTTTTATAATGTGGTAGACATATTTCTATAACTTTTTGACATTCGTCTATGTCAAATCTTGCTATATGGCAATCATTTTTTTTGATTCCCATTTCTTTAGCAAGCCAAGCATAAGCCTTATGCCTGCCGTTTTTATCTTTCTTTTCAAACTTTTTATATCTCCACAATAAATCAAAATGTATATGGGCTATTCCTCGCCAATGTCTTAATTCTTTATTGGCTAACGTACCCAATGGAACTTGAGTTCCTCTGTGAACTCCTACATAGGCATCGCACTTAGTACATTTATAAATAAATCCAAATTTATTTTGTGTAAAAATTACCTGACTGCCGCAATACCTACATTTTTTTATCATATAGCTTCAAGCCTCCTTATCAATTTCCCAATAAATACCGCAACCGCTTATAACTACAAATTTAACATTATTACATACACAATAAATACTATAAGGGGCTTTAACCTTATATTTAAAATATTCTTTATCGCTTCGATAAATATCTAAGCCTTTTTTCTTGAATATTTTGACCAGGTCTGTAAATTTTTCGTATAGCTCGTCATAAATTCCCTCTAATTCTTCATCATAAAAATTATTTTTTAAATCTTCGACAGCCTTATCATAATAAGTAATGTCTGCTTTTTGGATTGTTAAAAATATTGAGTTATAAAAATTTCTTTCATATTCCCAGTTAAACATTTTAATAATCACTCCTTATAAATAAATCTTTGCAATCTTGGCAATATTCCATTCTAAGACATATATTTACATCAAGGCACTTCAAAGACATTTTATTTACATATAAATCTTGATATTTATTCATATGTAAGCTTTTTTTGCAATGAGGACAATTTCTTAAATAATCTGTTTTAGGTGTATATTTTCGGCCGGTTTTCATACTCATAAAATAAAACATTTATTTTCCTCCTAAGATTTATTTTAGTTGGTCGGAAATCCCGACCAACTCATTTTATTTTTTGTTTCTTTTTTCTATCTTTTCATTGAGTACTTTTTTAATTTGATCTGGTGTCGCACCATCGGCAAATTGTATCATTTTTCTAAAGTCATTCTTTAAAATATCGTTTTTACTCTTCACCCCAAACGCTTTTTTAATTAGTTCGTTAATTTCAGAATCCAAAACTGTCTTTTCAAACTTCTTGTTAAACACAGCATAATAATATTTAATATCTTCTTGAGTAATTTTAGTCGGGTCTGGTGCTGGTTCCGGTGCTTGTTTTTGTCTTTGTGGTTTTGGTTTTTGCGGCGTTTGTAGCTGTTTTGGATAATTATTTTCTATAACATCCGTACTATTTAGCCTCAATGCACATGTATAAGCATAACGCTTAACATATGTAAGTACCGCACCGTATGATTGTACCTCGTTTGGAATAGATGCCAATCTTGGGACATCTTTTATTTTTTCTATAGATAAAATAATATCTCTTGTTTGATCGCTCAAATCGTCAAACCATGCCATATGAACTGATATTTGAGAAATTTCTAAAATTTCAAGATTAATTTCGTACTTTTCTAATAACGGGTTTAAAGTTAAAAATATTGATTTTAGACTATAATACCCTGATTTACTATTACTAGTTTTACTTAGATCGTCTTTTCCAAGGACTTCCAAACATCCATTTTGTACCAATTTAACTCTTTTGTTAAAACTTAAAACTTTTTTTTGTTCTGCCATGATTTCATGACCTCCTAAATAATATTTTTTTGTACTAATCTTACATGTTTCAAAAATCTTTGATAATTTTTTGCCTGATTTTCTAATTTTTCGGCCTCCATTTTTATAAATAGAGGATTGTATAATTTGGGTTCATGATCTACCAGTTGGATATTTATTTTAGCTTCGTTTATTTTAACATCTTTTATAAAGCCTTCTATGTTAGCAAAATTTTTACTAACATAGACCTTAAAATTACCATTTATGGTATAGGTAACGTAATATTTCATAATATTCAAGCCTCCTTTTAAGCATATCTTTTTATATTTTTAGGGTATCTATTAGCTAAGTCATGACTTACTTGCCAAGCATTCATAGCACCACCCCAATAATATCTCTTAATATTTAGCTCAAGATTTAAGTCAGATATTAAATTGTGCATTTCTTCAGAATGGATATTATTATTATGATTAATTCTTTGTTTAATCCATCTATAAGCTGATATTTGAAGTAATCTAAATTCTCTGTTTATTTTTTCAATATTTAGATAATGTCTAATATTGATTCCCAATTGTGTCCTATAATTTAATGATGAATCCTCTTTAACCATTTTTTTAGTTAAACTATGAGCCTTATACATAATACTTGATGTTATAACTGATTTTTTCATTTAAACCCCTCCGTTTGATTTACTATAATTATATTATACTACACTTTTTTGTTTATGTCTACACTTTTTTGTTTACTTTATATAAAAATAATGTTACAATATAAAAAAAAGAAAGGAGAGATAAAAAAAATGAATCCATGTGAAAAATGCGATTTCTATATTTACGAAAATGGTGTTTATATTTGTATAAAAAATGATGATTGTGAGGATATTAATGATAACAATTAAAATAAGAGGACTAGAAATTATGTTTAGTTTTTTAATCTATCTCATTATAGTATTTAACTTCTATATAGATAGTTTTATGGCTAGAATTATAATTTTTGATACAATTTATCTATCAAATTTATTTATTTATAATATGTTTAATAATATGAAAAAAGGTGATTAAATGGATGAGGAATATATTAAGATTATTAAAGAAATGAGGCAAGATTTAAAAGAATTAAGAGAAATTATCCACAAATTTATTAACAGTTATGAGGAAAAAACAAATACTAATAAGTTTGACGATCTGTTAAAAGAAATGGAGGAAATATGTTAGTAAAAATACATGTAGATCAAAATATTACTTTAAAAAATTTATCAGATTTAAAAAATGATCTGAATAGGGAAGGGATAAAAATTTATAAAATATATTGTCCACTTCCGACGGAAATAATTAATCTTCATCTATCAAAAACAGATGAAGAAAAATTAAAAACGATTTTGCTTGCTAAGGATAAAATATTAAATCATAAAATAGTATAACATAAAAATATTGCTAGGAATAAATATACCTAGCAATATTTTTTGCTTGCTAGATATAAATGTATCTAGCAACTTTTACTTGCTAACCTCAAATTTCCTCGTCTCCCATGTATATTGGAAAATCTTTTTTATTGTTAGCAAAATTTAAATTTTCATCTACTTCTTTATCTGATAGAATAAAAATGTTAATTCCATCATCGGAATTACTTCTAATAATTCCGATGATTGATTTTATTATTAGCAAAAATTTAATTATTATCACCAACCTTTTATACCTAGCAAAAAATTTGCTAGGTATAATATTACCCGGAAATAAAATAGGCAAGTAAAATTTATTTACCCACCTATTTTTTTTATCCACTGATTTAAATAAAATTATACCACAATTTACACAGAAATTAACATTAAATAATATTCGGTACCATTTATATTTATTCTGTGCTTATGTGAAAATTGGGCTTCGTTTGTATCGGCGGCGACTGTTTCTTCTGTTCTTATCCCCAACGTGCTATTGGCTCCGGCCGTTGCAAAAAATGAAATTTGATCGGCCGATGAACTTGTTGGGTCGGTTCCCTGTTTAATATGCAATGCTCCGACAGAGTCAGTCGGTTTGCTGGCTCCATTAATAAATATATTATTTGTACTATCCATCATCATAACATCAATAAAAGTAATTGGGTCGTCTGCAACTCCACTAACAGCAGTTTGCAGTTTTATTTTTCCATCTTCTAAAATTATTCTGCTTGCTTCATCTTCTGAAATATATTCCCATCGTGAATCTGTAGTATCGTAATAACCATTGTTAGTTATATATAACTCACTATTTGCCCCGGCAGTTTTAGTAAATGCTAAAGAGCTATTTCCTGATAATTGCATATATTCAAAAGTGGTGGCCCATGTTTTTTTTGTTCCGGTTCCGACTAAAAAATTATAGTCGGTTTCTACTGCATCACTATTTAATGTAAATAAAGAATTATATGAAGCTGTCATATAAGATCGTTTATCATTTACCGTTGATATACTGCCGGATGATGTAATTACAGTAAATAATGGGATACTTCCAGCCGTAAAACTTGTTACATTTGCTGAGACTGTTCCGGCCGTTGAAACTTCAACATAATTTGTTGTATCATCTGTTAGGGTTACAAAACTTCCCGAAATTTCCCGAAGAGTTATTCCATCCATTAATCGGCCATTCTGATAATAGAAATTAAGGCCTGAATGACTGGCTGAATTTTCCGCAAAATTATTTGACATAATCGCTTTATCCAATTTATCAAATATTGTGTTTAATTCTGTCCCCCAAACATTAATAGAATCCAATACCGTCGGCTTGCCTAATGCCATATTAGTCGTATATGTTACGCTCATTATCTCACCCCCTATTAAGCCGTCATATTATCAATTCTTTGAAAAAATATTTCCTCACCTGATAGCAAGGTATAAGGAAATAATACTCTTGCTATTAATAATCCGGTGTCTTTTCCAGCTCCACCGCCCCAAACTGCGGCACTAGTACCGGCAAAAATGCCAATTTCATTAATTACCCCGGAAGGCTGAACGGCCAAATACTCGACATAATTTAACACAAATTCACTTGTCACTTGCCCGGTGTCAGTTCTTCCAAGCTCAGTATTTGAAACTCTATAAGTTTCATTTGATAATGTTGAATCGCTGGCACTTGGTGAAGTCGTTCCATCACCGAAGGCCATTTCTTTAATTTCTATGTCTGGGCTAGAAGCATATAGCCCCTTGACAATTTCGTCAAGTGCTGAGTCTGTAATCTGATTTTGTATAATTTTTCTTTTTTTGATTCTTTTTGTTTCATGGTCACGAACTACAGCCAATATATGACCATGCCATTTTAATTTTTCTTCAATTCTCATAAAATCACTCCTAGTCATATAAAGTATAACTTAATTTAGTCGTTCCCGGTGCTAGATCAATATCTGGGGCTAGATCAATATCTGGGGCCAATAAAGTAAAAATTGAAGCCTGATAAGTTCCGGCCCATGACCAAACTTCACTAAATGACTTATATTGAACGACTATATCATCGGCATTTATTTCATTCTCAACCGTTAATAATGATTTTAAATAATCTTCCCAATTTCCTACAAATTCACCAGATAACAATTTTAGTTTATATGATACATGTTCGGCAGTTTGGTGCTGTGCATTAATTGACTCAACTAAAAACCAATCATCTATACCAAATAAAGGCTTTTCAACTTTAACTAATTTATTTACGTCCAGATCACCAATATCATGATCTATAAATAAATCGATATATCCCTGATCTTGATATTTAGCCACTAATCCTTTTGCATATTTTACTGCAGCAGAATTTGATTTTATATCAACATTTTTATAAATTTCTTCATATTTTCCAGAGTTCCCATCTATTCCGGCCCTTTCGTTTATCTTAACATTATCCTCATATTTTAACCTAACTGGAAGAACCCCGTAAAAATCAACAAGGATATTATCACTATCGGTCAATACGGCTTCGCTACTATCATGTGTTATTTTATCTGAGTTATAAGACCAATACCATTTTTTACCTGTATCGTAGCCGTTTACACCAACATCAGCGGCCGGAACCGCTACACTATTTATATAAATAGTCGGCTCACGACCGATCGGATGTTTTACGACAAAATCCCGGGCTATTCCGTCGGGTTTTGGTGATGGCTCGTAATCTTCGATCAAATCAATTTCTCTAAGTCCACCCTCTATGATCTGGACATTTCTATATTCCTCCAACGTATCATGATAATAAAATCCTGAGTGCTGGAATGATGAATTAATTGTGTAGATTGATTTATTTGTAGCTTTAGCATAAAAATGTAATTGTTTATCGTCATCAATATGCCAATTATATCCCGGTGCGGCTGTCTGTAATTTATTTAACGCTTCCTCACCAGTCAAATAATTAAACACAACTTTATCAAAAAGTGGGCCGGTTTGAATAGTACCGGCCGTTATTCCCTCTTGATAAAAATAATTATCAATCATCCAATTTACAATATAGCCAGCAGTTTTATTTTCAAAAACTGCACCAAATCGCCTTTTTGCAATCAATTTTACGAATGTTGCACATGTTACATCATAATATAAATAATTTGGTATTGGCTCATAAGGGATTATTTTTAAAATAATCCCTGCAAATTTTTTAACATTATCAATTAAAAATCTTACTTCAAGCCCTTTCTTAATTTCGATTGAATCGGGATTATTTATAATAGTAAATGTAAATGGGGCCTGAGAATTAATTGATTTTTGAAACTTCCAATTATCAGCGATTTTAACCTCTGAAAATCCACCATAGAGGCCGGAACCATAAACGCCCTCACCATATGCAATACCATTATTAATTAATAATTGTCTAAGCATTTTTGATTCTAACCCCCTTTAATTTAAGTTTTAACATAAGTTGATTTAATAAATAATCAGCATCGGCCCTTTGGTGTACTACCATATTTTTAAAATCTATATAGATAGATTGAGGGCCTTTTGTTATTGTTTGCGATTCATCAACTCTTAACGGTTGTAAATCTCTGACATAGTCTTTAACTTTATGATGGGGAATTACATTACTACCACCGGGTAACTCTACTATTTCCGGGCCATTTTCTCCAACCAATGCAACACCACCGGCAAAATTAGTAACACCTTTTGCGAATCCCGGAAACCAACTTGGAGGCTTAGGAAAATGTATACCGGATATTTTATTTATTACAGTTCCTACAACCCCAGCTATAGCTTGTATAGCCCTTTTTACTTTTCCGGCGGCACTTGCAACCGCACTAAATATTGAAGATGCACTGCTTCTCAATTTATTTAATGCCGAAATTGCCCCAGAAATACCGGAAGCAATATAGCTTTTTACACGACTTGCAAAAGTTTTTGCTTTTGCCGCCGCACTTAAAATTTTAGACATTGCAGAAATAACTTTTCCAGCAAAATCAACCATTTTTCCAATCGCTCTTGCTATTTCTGCCCTATGTTCGTAAATAAATTTACTAACTTGGGTTATTTTCTTTCCAAAGGCTGTCATTGCTGTAATAGCGACTGATTTTACCTTATTAGCAAATTCTATAGCTTTATTTTTAAGATTTTGCAATTTAGCCGCAAATTCTACAGCCTCCTTTTTGCTCATTCCAAATTTTTTAACAAGTAAATCAATGATAGCTTGTTGTTTTCCAGCAAACATTAAACTAATTAATTTAGCAACATCCTTAACAACGCCGCCGACCCTTTGAACTGCCATTGTAGCCTTCCGTATTTGGGCCACAAATGCAAGAGCTTTTGATTCGCTAATCCCTAATTTTTCAGTTAAAATATTAAATGCTAATGCTCCATTTCCTTGTATTGCCGCCGCAACCGCTTCAACAATACCTTTTACAAATTCAAAGGCCGATCTTAAAATTCCAAGCTTATAATATACATATAATACCGCCGCTTCTAGTGCCGCCAAAACTGGCAATATTATACCAACTGCCGCAACTGCCGCCAATATTGGGGCCCCTATTGCTGATACTACAGCAATAAAGCCACCTATAGCGGTTACAATGGTTCCAAACAATATAGCTAATGGGCCAATTACTGCCGCTACAACTGCCAAACCGGCCGCCATTTTACCAATGCCGGGTATATCTTGAATTTTTTGCTTAAATTTTACAAAAAAGTCCAATGCTTTTTCGGCTACTGGTAATAATTTTTCACCAATAGACATTTTTAAAGTTTCCCATTCGCCGGCTAATAATCTTAATCTATTAGCGAATGAATCGGATGTTTTAGCAAAATCACCCTGTACTTTTTTAGTTATTCCCATTAAATAGTTATATCTTAAGTTTACTTGTTCAGCTTGTGACATTTCTGTCCATGCTTTATTAATTCCCTTTGATAGTGCATAGGCCTCAAGGTTTGCAACACTCATATTAATACCTAAAGACTTAAGTGGCTCAGTCTCACCAGATATGCCGGCCTTAATTTTTTCCCATACTTCCTCATGTGATAAGTTATAAAATGATGACATATCACCGGTTAACTCAACTAGTGATTTACTAAAATTTTTGGTTTGTTTTGCATTTAGGCCGGAAGCTTCTAACATAGCTCCCATACTTCCAACATAATCAAGAGCCCTTAATTTAGTCATCCCGAAATCTTGCATAAGATTGTCAGACCAGTCCTTAACTTCATCGGAAGATTTTCCAAAAACAGTATCAATAACATTAAATGACTCTGTCAAATCAGACCGCATCATAATACTATCTTTTACAACATTAACAATCGGTACGGTAACATTATTGTACATCATATTTCCAAATCCGCTAATTTTTGAACCGATATTCATTATATTAGCCCCAAACTGTTGAAATCCTGCCTGCACTCTATCAACTGTACCGGATAAATTATTTAGTTGTTCTCTGGTGTTATGATCTCTAAATATTAAATCCCCAAAAACTTCAAATATTTGCAATTAGTCCACCCCCTCGACTTTTTCGACATAACCCTTGTAATGATGGCCCATATTAATTGTATTTTGCATGTCAGAAATTAATCTATAATTTTCTGAGTTAAAAACAATAATATCTCCATGATTACAGTTAGTATCTGAATAAAAGCGATATTGCGTTTTTATTGTCCATTTTCCACCGTCTGGCTGTTGTATATCGGTACGGCTTCCAATATAACCGTTAATAGTAGATTGTGTATAACTTGGCACATATTCAAATTTAGAGTTTTTAGGATTTGTAGGAACTTTTCTAGTCATCGAAACATAATAATCCTCAATCATCTTAAATCACTCCTGTCTAAAATATAAAATATTTGCCGGTATTGATTTTTTTATCAAACTGCAATAATCGGTCAAATCACTCATAATACTTGATGGATAACCATTTACTAACTGATCTTCTCTAGTATATGAATAATCGTCGATTTTTTCAGATTTAAAAATAACACCTTGTTTTTGCAATCTAAATTTTACCATCATTGCCGCAGTTAACTTTAACTCAGCCGGATAATCTACCCTTGCAAATACTATTGTATTTCCGGCGGCTTCGTCTTTTACTTCATTGATAGCATTTAATACAATCTTATGAGCGGCAATACTATCAATCGTAAATGTTCGATCATTGTGTAAAGAATTATAAACTCTAATAACATCATTTACCTTAAAATTCATAGTTGTAAAATCGTTTGTATCATCATTCAAAGAATTATCTGAGTTTTGGAAATAGATAGTATTTGAATAATTATACACAATAGGACTAATACCATTTAAGGATTCATAAACTCCTATAAATTCATTATTGCAATGAGATACTATTTTATCTTCTACTATGGGGATTAGTGCAGTAATAAGGGCATCATTACCGGAAATTTGGGCCAATGTTTGCACTTCTGTTAATGTTACTATTGGCATTTTTCTCAACCTCCTTGCACTTCATATCAAGTATATAATCTTGATATGTTTTTTTATTATTCATATTTAATTTTTCTCTAATCATAAAATTAAATAAATACTCAAATATTTGATAGTAACCTTTATGATCTTGGCATGTTAGATTTAAATAAATCATCTTTAGCATTTTATTTAATGTTCCTTCTAATCTATTATTAAAAGTATCATTTTTGATTATTTGTTTCTGATCTCCAATTATTCTAAGTGTATCATTTAAATCTTTTTCAAAGTCTTTAGCCGTTCCTTTATATCCGGCCTTCTTAGCTTCCTCAAAATTTTCAAACATTTTTATTTATTCCTCCTTCTATCAAGATCAATAATTTTTTGGACATCGTTTTTTATTCTGTTTTCTTCCTGTTCTTTTTTTTCATCTGACATTTTCAGGTCTTCAGTTTTTCTATTTAATTTTTCTCTATAATCATTGAATGAACCTTCAAAATTTCTTTGTTCAATATCAAATAAATATAAATCCCATTGTTTGGCTTCTAATTTTTCTTCTTGTTGCTTTTTTAGCCTACCCAAACATTTTAAATATAAATTTCGTCCTTGTTTGTAGGGTAGGCTAAATATATGATTTACATAATTAAAATCTTTGTACACAAACATTAAAGTTTCTAGCTCAATGTTTTTTTTAAACCTAATTTAAAAATATCGTCCATTGTGCCATCTTCTTTAAATTCACTTACAACATCTTTAATCATGTCTATTAGACCATTTTTCAACATTTCTTTGAAAAATACTATGCTTTTTTTAAGCCCTAAAGACTTTAATTCTTCATTCGATAAATTATGATAAGACATAATTAATCTGTCTACTTGTGGCTTTGCTCTATGAATTTTTGTTACTAAAAATCCCATTACATCAAGACTTAAAGCATCTTTTTTTGCTTTCTTCATTTGTTCTTCTGGTAAATTACTTTTACTTATTTGATATAATTTTCTTTCTAAATATTCCATATAAGATTTAATTTCCATCTTATCCAACATTTCCGAAACGATATAAATATCATCATAAGCAAATTCTTTAATTTCACTCATTTTTAAAACACTCCTTTTTTCTATGCCGCAACATCATAGTCTCTAATTTCTAATGGTGGAGTCGTTGGAGTACTATCGTCATAATGACCAGTATATTGCATTTCTCCCACAACTTCATCTTTTTCCTTGAAATCCAATGATATATTACCATCATTCAAGGCATTATAAATAATTATAATACATGGTTTGCCATCATGTTTTTTACCAACAAAAGCTATATTTGTTAAATAGTCTGCATCTTCTATATTTAATCTAAATACTAGCTCATGGTAATTACCTTCGTCGGAAGTATCGCATGGCATTCCATAAGATAAACTTAGATATGTCATTTTTAATAAATTTACTGTAAATTTAGGGGCATATCTTTCATATCTTCTTAATCCTTTATGAGGGCCATAGGCTCCATCAAATGGCATTTCTCTTATAACTCTCTCAACTTCTAATTTGGAGCCTCCTCTTGTGGCTCCGATTATAGCTTCGCCGACTTCTCCATAATCTGCATAAAATACACCCTCGCCAAGCAATATATCATTGTCTGTTGGTATTTCTGGGGTAAAAACTCCTTTTGCCATTTTTTTACACCTCCTTAATTATGCTACAATGTCCCAATCTCTGATTTTCAATGGAATAACTGTTGCATTAGAATCAAAGTGAGCCGTAAATTGTGTACTATTTACAACTTCGTCTTTCTCTTGAAATGCTAAGCTTATATTTCCATCATTTAAACATTCTTGCAACTCAATTTTAAATGGTTTTCCTGAGTGCTTCATCCCTACAACAGTTACATTTGAATAATATTCATTATCATTCAATGTAAGATTAGGAATAAATTTTCTATAGTCTCCTTCATCTGTGTAAGTCATACCACCGCCATTTACTGGAACGATAGTTGACTTTGTTTGTGCCTGTATTAATTCTATGCTATCAATATAGAAAACCACTTCTGCCGATGGTGCGGCATCTAATGTAATACTAACACCTGTTACCGCTGACCAATCACCGGAACCGGCTTCTGTAAATGCAGACTTAAGAACTTTAAAACTTGTCCATTCATCGGCAGTCAATGCCGATGCCGAAACATCATAATAATAATAATTTGTTTCGGTGTCCTCAGCATCCATATGAAATGCGATTCTTAGATCAGCACTGCCAAGATCGGCTAAATCTTGAGTAGTAACATAAATTGCAAATCCAATATAGTCAGCAGTTGTCGAAACTTCACCGTTATCAAAGGCCGTTAAATCTTTAGCACTGGCATAAACTTCATGTATTCCATCCCCGGAACTTGTTAATGTTCCTTTTGCTGATTGAGAACCTTCTAAAACTATAGAAGTTTCGGCGGCGTAAACTCCACCACTTGCGACTGTCCACCCTTTACTTTCAAATAAAGTGTCGCTTTCTGCATCGCTAAGAATTTTTCTATTAAAATATTTCAAACACAAGGCTTGAATAGTTAATTTTGCCATAAATTTTTCGTATCTTCTTTTTCCTTTGTGGGGGCCATATTGCCCATCGGATTTAATTTCTTTTATGGCCCTTTCAATATCTAATTTTAAGCCGCCCCTTGTTGAGCCCAACTCAATTTCTGTTGGTAGGCCATAATTACCATATATTTTAGCCTCACCTAAAGCAATATCATCATCAATCGGAACTGTTGGGGTCACTAGACCTTTAGCCATAAAAACTCACCTCACTTTTAATAAATATCTTTGTTGGATTCTTGACATATTTTGAATACTAGTCGGGATTTCTCCCTCAAAAATAATATGACTTTGATAAAATCCCTCTGTTTCAGATTGCCAATAATAATTAAATCCGGCTTTTACAAGATCGGATTGAGCAATTATTATTGAAGAATCATTAGTATTGTCCCAAAAATCAACATCTATAATCCAATCGGTTCTATTTCTTATTTCATTACTAGAAGATGACAAGTTTGTTACAACGTATGGGAATGTTGCGGTTTCTGGTGCTAATTTTGAATATAGATCAATAGATATTAATTCGTCTATTCTTGCATTCGCATATTGTTTTAACTTATCAAATGTCACCGTAAACCCTCCTAGCAATAGCCCTTATTTCACCGATATGTTTTTCGACTGCCGGTCTCATAAATGGTTGGGCTTGCATTTTATAAGTACCCATTTCAACATACCCGGCATATGGTGCATCATTAAGTAATCTTAATTTCCTATGAAAAAATTTTGTAACCTTGTAATCATTCCGGCTTTTTAAGTAGCCGGTATCGACAGCGACATATTCATCCATCTTTGATTTACAAAATTGGCCTATTTCATTCATACATTCAAATTCTTTATTATCTAACACACCAATAAAATTTAAAATCCTGTTAAAACCGGCCATAAAATCACCCCGCTTTGCTTATTCCTTCAACTTGTGCATCTCCTTGACTGTCGGCAACTGTGGCCTTTACTTGAACTTTATAATATCGATAATATGCTAAACTTGTAAATGTTCCAACGGCGGCGGCAGCTAGACTTGCTTCGGCCTGAGCCTCAATATATGTTGTGCCATCAATGGAAGCTAAGACCTTCCAATCAATGCTATTTGCTCCATCTGTATTTTTACAAGTATAACAAATGATACTTTTTCCATAGGTGTCAATTATTGAACCGTCGACATCTGCATAAACGTTAGTGCTTTCCTGATCAGATGGGTTTACAATTATAGGGGTTATATGTTGGGTTAATAAATTACTCATTAATACGATGCCCCCATCCTCAACCAATTAGCATCCGAAATTGTATTATCAGCACCACAAAGATATAAATAACTTGTATCATATTTCATCTGTCCAGCAGTGCCAACTGTTCCATCGACTCCGGCGGTTGTTGTGCCTAATGTAGCGGCATCAAAAACGTTTGTTCCGGCTGTGAATGTTTCGGTTGTGGCGATTAAATCCCCGGCCACTCCTTTTGTACTTGCTGTAATTACCATATCATCACCAACAAAAGCGGCGGCGGTTACTTGGGTATGGGCCGTATTTATTCCATCGGTTCCATTTATTGCGGCAACTACTAAAGTCTTGCAATCGGCAAGATCGGCCCCGACATCAATTTCTCCATCGGCGGCGGCAGTTCCATCCGCTGTAAATGTATATGTCTTATTACCAATTGTCATGGTATCATCGGCAGTCGGTTGTGTATCCATTGTCAAAGTCCCTTGACTTGCAACGGCATTTACTGGAGTACCGGGAGCAAACATATAATTAAAATATTTCCTTAAGTTAGGGTTTTTTACTTTTTGTTGCAAAATGTTTAAATAGCTATCAGCCATTTTTTAGACCTCCTTAAATATTGTTTTATTTGAACAAATAATATCTAAGGAAAATAGAATTGAACTCTTTTCAATCTCTTATTTTCAACACTAGAAGACGATTAAAACGTCATTTGTTCCATAGTGTTAATTCCATTATATCATATATTTATACCGAATATTGCCCCAATTATTGAACATATAGCACCAACCAAAACATTAAATTGTCTATCACTCAGATTCATAAAGTTTTTTTTTGAGTTTGCCTTTTGAATCAATTGACAATTTTCTTTTGTCACAAAACTATCTAATTTTTTTGAAATTTCATCGATCTTTTTGGACATTGGGTCGAGTTTCAAATCTAAATACATTTTAGTATCTTTATCCATATTATCACCTTTTTTATATTAAAATTGGGGGAATTATCCCCCATGTTATTTATGTAAAATACCTATTAAGAGGTAGTTAATCCAGTAATTTTTCCATGATATTCTTCTGGGCCGTAATCTAATCCCAACTGGGTATATACTTGTTTTGCATAAGATGCACCATCTGTTGGCTTATCTTCTACAAGTACTAATCTTCCTTGAATTGGACATGCTTTAATTCTGCATACAGTCATTTCAACAAAGAAAATACTACCTGTTGGCATATTAGGATCATACATAATGTCTATCATGCCAAAATCAGTATAAAAAGCCGAAACTTGAGAACCTCCAATAAATCTGTCCATTGGAACAAATTCATATAATGCCCCTAAAGCTTGTCTTTGGAATGAATTACACAAAGCAACAACCCTTTGCATAATTGCCCCGGCGTCCACCATTGCTTTTATTACTGCATTTACGTGAGCTTGTGTTAAATCAGCAGTTCCGGCCGCAACTGCATTTGTTGTAATTGCATTCGCTAACCCTCTCATTTTTGCCGCTGTTGCCGCACTAGCCGCACCTTGATAACTTCCATTAATACATGAATAGTTAAGATCGGAAGCCATACCTCGCATGTTAGTCATAAGTTGGAAATCTAGCTCAGATTGCACCGGGTTTCCATCAACACCAAAAGTCATACCGGCTTGGGCTCCGTCAATATTATGAACACCCGAAAGAGCATTATTTACAGTGCCAGTTGTTGATAATTTTTTATATGATACTTCCGCTTTTCTTTGAAAGATTTGACAAGTATTAACATCTTGCCCTCTTGTAATTGTATTTGCAGTTACTCCAGTTACGGAAGCCGCTTCCGTAATGGCTGGCTGTGAACCTGCACCGGTGTCAACCGGCTGAGCGACTGCAAACTCAAATGAATTTGTTCTTGAAGCTACAGCAGGATTTAATTCACCGTTTGCAATTGGATTTCCCAAAGCGTTAATAAACGGTGTCTGCCTAGCTCCAAGCATGAAAATTTGACCTAAATAATTGAGGTCTTCACTGTCTGTGTAAGCCATAATAATATCACTCCTTTAAAATATTATTCGCCATCACCACTTAAGTCTTTTATTTGTCTTGATACTTTTTGCATAGTTAAGAAATCTTGATTTTTTTCAGCTTCATTATATTTTTTTATCAAGTCTTCCTTACTACTTGGCTGTGGTGGTGGGTTTGTGCCTCCTCCACTTGGAGGGGTATTCCCTGTGACTTTATTTGTAAATAAAGCCTTGTAATTATCCTTTAATGGTAAAATTATTTTATCACCATTTAAAATTTTATCGTCCTTAACAATAACATCATCTAAATTTATCTTACCCATAACTAGATCAGGATGTAAACAACCTTGACTTGCTAAGGTACTTTCAATCAGATGTTTCTTATTGTCATTTTCGATTTGTTTTTCATATTCTTGCTTTTGTTGTTTTATTAAATTCTCAAATTCAACTTTTTGAGTTTCAAGCTTGGTCTTCATTTCTGAGCTTGTAACCATGTCGCCAGTATTTTTTAACTGTTCTTGATATTGTGTTATTTGAGTTTCTAATAATTTAATTTTCTCTAGTTTTTCATTAAATACATTTTTAGGAATAATTTTCGTTGGGTCATTCGCTACATATTCCGACTCTCCTAAAGAATTCTTAAGAATACTTAAAGTTTCAGAACTCAACTTGCTGTAATTATCTCCTAATAACCTTTTTAACCATTCCATTTTTTATACCTCCTAATTATAGCTTTTTTTATACTCTAGCTAAGAGTAAGGAGTAAATACATAATAACTTACACTATGTATTAAAAGGGTATGATAGAATCGAACTATCATAAACCATTTACCCTATCTTATACATTTATCTATTTTTAAATAACTACCTTCTACAAGTGTAGTATATGCGGCATCAGAATTGTCTTGACTCCAAGATAATGTAACTCTTCCACCAATATTTCCTGTTTTAACTAAAAACTTTTCATGTATCCATGCGTTTCTTGAGCCATCCAACCCGGCACTAACGGCCGTTGTATATGGGTAAACTTGAAATTTACCATTACTATTAGTAATATCGGTAGTACTATTTGATGCCGAAGTAATATGTCTTTTTGTTAAAAATTCAGCATCGCCGCTTACTGTCCACCTACATTGAAAATCTGGTGTTGTAGATGATGAATAAACTTGTAAATTTACATCAAATGCAAAAACGCTATTCGGCGGCAAATCAACATATAACTCAGGGTCAGCATCGACACTTGTATCATTTTGTTTACTTGTAGAAACTGTTTTTATAACATATTTTGGTCTATCCCATGAGGATAGTTGTGCATTTTGAGTATTGGAAAAACTAAAATCAGTTATAAAACTATGGCCAGTTGTTGAGTAATGACCAAAATAAACACAACCTATCGATTCAATACTAATAGTCGTCTCATGCTCTAAGACTTTTATTTGTTCGCTATCTTTTTTCAAAATAGCTTTTATATAATCGCCATTCTTTTCAAAATACAAGTTTACCCTTTCATTATAGACTAAAGGGTTGTCTAATGCAACAGAATAGGTTGTATGCACTCCACTTTCCCATAGGCTTAAATAGAAAACATCTAATTGACAATAGACCTCGATATAATTATTAATATCGACTTGCCATGTTATACTAGTTAATTCTCCATCATCCTTACAATACATTTCAAATTTACCAATGAAATTAACCACAGAACAAAAAACATGTAAATCATATTCATTTCCAGACTCGTTTTTTTCATTTACTTTTCCCATGCCTAATCTATTTATTGTAGGGTCTTTGTATATTTGATATAAGTCTGATATTTGGGAAAAAATATTTTCCCAGCCTGTAATGGCTCCCCGGTAAATTTGAAATGGGTTAGAATAATATGGATGCTCCGGGTCTTCTCTTACTAATTGTAAAAATAAAGCTGTAAAATAACCGCCGGAACCGTTAGTTTCTGTATAACTTTGACAATTTATCCATGTTATATCATCCCACCCGGAAGGTGTTCCATTTGTCGCAAACTCAGATTTTCTAACATATAATGTATTATAGCCATTTCCAAGACTTGAAGCAAAAACACTATAACTATAATTATTACTGTTATCATCCCCAAGTTTAACTGTAATACTTGACAATTTTGTATCATCACTTATATAAACACTATAAGCAATAAGATCATCGTCTCCACTGGCTCCACCATCGTTAAACTCTGTTAAATTTATAGATGATATATTTCTAGTTATGCCAATAAAACTAGCTGTGTCGTCGTCTTCTGTACATCTAACGCCAGCTTCCCCAATAAATTTGTTCGTTGTATCGGTGGACAAAGTCTCGCCGCCGCTTAATCCTGTCCAATCAGTATGGTCTTGAAAATATTCTATTGTCTTTGTATTCCGATCATAATAATATTGCTTATAATCTCGAAATCTAAAATATTGCGATCTTCCAAGTTCTTCGTCTGCAATTTCGCAAACTCTTGAAATCTCGTCCATATTTGCGGCACTTAACGGAACCGCCGCACTTCCATCTGTAAAATCTTTTTGTACATATCTCCCAAAAGATGACATATTATTTCACCTCTTTATTTTTACTATCTAACTCATTTATAGTGGTAGGAATATTATTTTTAACATACTTTGGCAAGTCTTCGGGTTTTGATATATTACCATGTTTTTTAGCTTCATCCTTAACCTTAATTTTTACATCATCAGCAGTAAAAATAACAATTTGCACTTTTCTATTTTCAATTGATTTTTCTTTTTCTCCTATAACTTGCGTAAATCCGATTAAATCCTTTATTGCATTAAAATAATTTACACAAAATGAATTATAAGCTTGTTCTAAAAATTCATTTAATTTTTTTGTATCTTTTAAAATACTATCAGGTATTTCAAAGCTATTTTGGAATTTACTCATTATTTTTCATCCTTTCATATTTTACTTTACAATGACAATTTATATCGAGCTTGGCAACTCCAAACCCTCCGGGATATTTTGTTTTAAATCCATCTATAGAAAAATATCCATCCTTGTCATTTATTTGATTGTGCATCCTGATATGAGCATCTCTTGAATTTCTAAATGAACATATCCAACGGCCCTTTGTTTCAAATCCGGCCTTATTTGCTAGGCTATTACAAAAATTTTTAGTCCGCTCTATAATTCTGTGCGAATCTGTCCTAATTATTCTCTTAGTGTTGTTATATTCCCTATTAAATCTTTTTTTAATATTAAGTTTATTATTAAGACCGATTTTTTTAATATCTTTAGTTAATTTTTTTCCATTTCTTGTAATTCTATCAAAAATAGTTTTTCTTTTAACTTTAGAATTTATAATTTTATTTTTATCTTTTTTATTTAAAATTATATCAACTTGAATTTGTTTTGCAGTGCCGGAGAACGTTGCATTAACAGAACTATTCAAATCTTTAGCAAGCTCTTGATTAATGTATTTATAAGTTTTTCCGACTTCTTTTTTTACATTTTTATCATCTAATACATTCATTAGATCATTTAAAACTTGCTTTAATTCTTTAAGTTTCATTTGGAATCAAATCCTCACTACCATCATCATAATTCATTTGGTCATTTTCTAACTCTTTTAATTCGGCTTCTACATCGTCAACCATGAAGCAATTTTTTAATAATGTTCTTCTTGAGACAATACCATCTAATTTTAACATTATTTCGGCATTCTCTAGCTCATTTATTAAGATAGTCTTATTTATTGTGATATCAACTTTATTGATATCAGATTGTGTTTTATTGTGTAATTCATGCCATTTGTTATTTATTCTTAAACATTCTTTAATATATCTTTTTATTTCTTTGATAAACTTATTGGCTTTCATATCAAGTAAACTAAAATGAGCTTTAATTACAACATTTGTTAACGATGCACCTTTAAGATCGTCAATATCAACACCTTTTCCAAAAGTGTAAATAAGTTTCTTTAGTATAATTAAAAATTCGCTTCTGGCTTGGTATGGAACTTCTCTACTAATAATATCAATTCCCCCGTCTTGTCGAACTGATATCATTTTATATTTTTTCAACCAATCCATTAATTCAATTGCCGCCGTCTCCGTTGCTACATTTTCCGAATAATTTCGGATAAAAAGAATTAATTCTTGAAAATCAATAAAATTATTTGCGAAATCTGATATTGTAAGATCATAACAATCAATAAGGGTTTTAATCCTTTGTAAATCAGTTAATTTATGCCTATTATTATATAATGGAGCAAAAGGAATCAAACCCCAATTACCATTGTCAAAATGGGAAGTTTCTTCAATAATTTTATAGCCATCTTGTTCTAAGATAAAAATAAATTTACCTTCCGGCTCCCAATATTCAGCGAATTTATTATTACCATCTGAATATAATCTAATTATCCCTATTAATTTTTTCTCTATTGTATTGTCATACATGGGAATAATATTTTCCGATTCTATAACTTTAGTTTTTAATTCTCCTTCACTAGAAGGATAGAAAAAAGTCCAGCCTTGAGCCTTTATACTTGCTTCTTCGGCTACTACATCAATTTCCTCATTAAGATCAAAGGATAAATTAAAATTGTCCACAATAACATCTTTACTTAAACAATAACTTACTTTTTGATCTATTAATGTACTTAGGAAATTAGTAGGTATTTTTTTATTTGCCCTATATCTATCTTTTTTGAATTCTCCAAGCCCATCAATATATTTAAATTCTCTTTTTTTTATGTCATTTTCTGAACAATAATAATTTAGACCATCTATCATATTTTTATATTCTTTTGATTCAACCCATTTATTTATAATTAGGGTTAATTGTTCACCATTCATAAAATCACCCCTTTCTATTATATCCAAATATACGATTTTTAGCTATTTGAAAGAAATTACTATCTATTTCAAAGCCTATAAAATATCTATTTAAATTATTAGCCGCTACTCCTGTACTACCAGACCCCATAAAGGTATCTAATATTAAATTATTTTCTTCAGTATAAGTATTAATTAAATATTCCAATAATTTAATTGGCTTCTGGGCCGGATGGTATGGTCTTTGTTCTTTATTAAAAAACAATAAATTATTTGGATAACACATGTCTTCCGGTATTGTTTTTTTAACTACTTTGTAATGATCTCCGTATAAATCCGATTTATACATTTTTTTCTTAGGTGGCCGGATATTTTTTGGATCATTTTTATATAATTGTGGTATATATAAAGCTTGTTCTTTATAAAAAATAGATATATTTTCACTTTTTCTTAGTGGCTGTTTTTTGCAATTTAAAAAATTTGTTGCCTTATCTTTTATCCAAATCCAATCATATTTATAATTTTTTAAATTTGGATATCTGATTAATGTTGAAAATGGCTCTATTCCAAATATTGCAATACACCCATTATTTTTAATTATCCGTTTATATTCTTTCCATAACAAATCTATATTAAATATCTTGTCCCATTTTGCCGCTGTTTTTGCATATGGTGGGTCGGTTAAGATCATATCTATAGAATTATTCTCAATTTCTTTCATACCTTTAAAACAATCAATATTTTCAATGTTTATCATGTTTCGGAACCCTCCAACCTGATTGTAAAATTATATCATCAAGTGCATATCTTGCGGCATCAATCGTATGATTATCTTTGTCAGGATATTCATTTATCCATTCGCCCTGTTTATTCTTCTCATAAGAATAAGTCGAAAATTCTCTATAAGCGGCCGGGCATCTTTTTCTATCAATATTAATTGATTCTAAGTCTTGGAACCACTTAATTCCATGCCTTACTGAGTCAGGGCCTTTTTGGCATGGTATCATATTTATATTATACTCTGTTGCCATTGTGTTTATTGATCTTAGTTCGGCTGAATCACCTTTTATAATTTGGTTGTAAATAGCTTTTGCCCTTACTAAATCAGCAAGCTCACGATTAGCATATCCGTAACCAAATATTTCATCAAAAAACCAAACTGCAGAATGTTTTCTTGAATAACACAACTTTTCAAATGCCGAAGGGTCACGTCTTAACCCAAAATCAAGACCTTGTCTTATTTTATCAAACGTTAAAATATCATCATCTGTCAAAGTAACATTTTTGACATTAGTAAATATTTCTCCACCAATGCCGGTTATTTCTCCCATATATTCATTCTTATAAGCTTGAAGATTTTTATTTTTTAAGTAATTGGCTTCGTAAATAAAATCATCACCCAACCACTCGGGATGATATTTTGTGACATGCTCCCATGTACTTGTATCTTGAATTAATCCTTTTTTATCATAAGAATCAAGCCACCATTTATTAGCCCAGTGGTTTATTGATGGAGGAGTATTAAATGTATAAAATGCTAAAGTTGGGCCGCCCCTTGCTAAAGATTGATTTAAATTTCTAATTTCCGGCTCTCCGTCAAACTGGTCGAATTCTTCTAACCATCTATATTTTATATACCCATTTGGAACGGTTATACTTTTTATTTTGGTTGGGTCGTCGCAACCTGAGAAAAATATCGTTTGGCCCGATGGTATAAATTTTATTTCCATTGGTGACACTGTACATTTAAAAAAATCGTCTAAGCCAAATAAATTAATACTTTTCTTAATTTGATTGTAAACACTCTTTTTTAGTGTATTACCAACTTTTCTTATTGCTATTGCATGAGATTGTATCCCTTTTTCATAATCCATTATCAATGAAAATGGTAACATTGCTCCAGCGAATGATGATTTTGTGGAGCCTCTGCCGCCTCTCATTGCTATTTCTGAAACTTCCATATTACATATTAAAGGAACTAAATAATCAAAATGCGGTATTATATTATCATATATATCAATTTGCATTATTTTTGCCGTCCCTTCATTGGGTCAATAATTTCGATTTTAACCTCCTGTTTTCCATCTTCAAATCTTTTCATTAGTTCCTTAGCGGCCTCAATGCCTTCTTTAACACTAATTCTTTTCGTTTCGGTCAGTGATCTTTTCATAATAGTAGCATAAAATATATAAATAGCTTCTTGAGAATTTATATAATCTGTTTTAAGTTTTACTCTAGCATCATTTGTTAATTCTTCAATTCGCTCCAAAACATGGCTTTTATTTAGCATTCTTTTCCCGGCAATGCTTAACATTCTAATTTCTTTTGGCGTTAATTTATCATAAGTCTTTTTTAATTTTATATTTTTGCATAAGCCGGAATAATATGCGGCTTTAGTTTGATTATTATAATTACAGTAAAAAGCCGCAAATTCCTCTTCTTGCAAGTTTAATTTTTTTTTTCAGACAATTTTAATCACCTAATTTTTTTTGATTTTGATTATCTGGAGAACCAACAACAAAAGATATATACATATATATGTTATCTTTTGCATTTTTAGGAACCGGGAAAAATGATAAACTATTCGTTCTTCCATCATGCCTAACAATCGCTTGAAATTTTTGTCGATCATCATTAAATTTAATTTCACAATAAAATTCTTTTCCGCAGGAATTTATTATAAATTCCTTGTGTTCATACTCTTCTTTAAGATATTTTATCTTAAACTCTAACCCTTTATAATGTTCGGTTAAAGTTTTACTTTTTACTTCGGCCATTTTTGACATCCTCCTCTATCATTTTAAATCTTATTAAAGTATCTATTTCTGCCGGACTTAATTTTGAATTCAGTATATCTGACATTAGAAATTTCTTTGGCATATCAAAGTTTTCATTTGATATTTGTTCCATTTCCGTCTGATATGCTTCTTTATCTTTATACACAAAGATAATAGATTTTTTACCCTTAACATTTGTTTCTACTTTTTTGTAATTATTATTTTCGTCCTTTTCTACATGTTTATCTAACAAACTATTTTGTAATTCTACTAGGCTTTTTTCTTCTTTTCTTAAGGCTTCCATGTTTTTTATCACTGCAAACTTTAAGGCCGCAGTTAATGTATTATCGATATATAAATTATTCATAATTTTTATAAATGTATAAATATCTTTATATTGCATTGTCACCCCTCCTTTTAACCTGATTATAACATAAGCCCCTAAGCTTGTACAAACTTAGAGGCCCTTATCTAAAAACCAAAAAATTAAAAATTTGAAATTTAAAAGTATTTATTTATTTATTAAGGTATATACATTATATCATGATTTTAAATCTTCATACAATCTTTTTAAAATAGTCCCTATCTGTTCACAATTAAAATAGCTCAATTCTTTAGTAGACATGTATTTTTTACCTTTTATAAAGCCTATATCATATAACCATTGAAGATTTTTATTTGTATAAATATTACCTTTTGGCGGTTCTTGTGCATCTGGGTTTAAATCCTTATACAATCTTTGCAATATAATAGCTATTTGTTCACAATTAAATTGCTTACTTGAATTATAATCTGTACCTTTTATAAATCCTTTTTCATGTAACCATTTTAAACTTGCATAATCAAAAATGTTTTTAGCCACTTTAGTATCCTCCTTTTTAAAGACTTTATTTCTAAAGTCTGTATATGCTTTATTATATCCCGATATTGTTAAATCTACGAAATAAATAGGACACAATTTTCTTGAAGCATCATAATGTCTTATAAGCGTCTTAGTGTAACCTTGCGAATGTAAATATCTAATATATTTTATGGTATTTTCAATCATTTTATTGAAATTACCGTCTTTATTGACACACATTTCTATTGAAATAGTATTCGAGTTAGTCCAACCATAGCGACCCTTTCCGTCACCTATGGCCCAACTATAATAATTAAACCAATCATTAATTTTCCATATTGAATGGTCATCAATGAATACATCAGCAGACGAGTCTCTGTCTGCACCATTGAAATATTCAAAATGTTTAGCACCGCCAGCACCATTGTTGTAATTGGCTGTATAATGAACCACAATTGCTTTGATATCTTTCTTAGTTCTTTTTATTGCAGTTCTATTATACTTTATTTGTTTTGAATAATAGGGTATTCCACCAATTGATGCCATATTATCACTACCTTTCTAAATAATATCATCATTGATTAAATCAATTTCATGATCTAAAATTTCCCTATATGCCATTTCAAAGACATCTTTCGGGCTCCAACTCATATGATTTGGTCTTCCCGGATTAGGATATAATACCATATATCCTTCCGCTTCATCCTTAAGGCTACTTTCAAAATTTGCTTTTTCACCATATTTTAATTTTTTGTATTCACCGTATGTCATCGGTTTTGCTTTTATGATTTTGCTCCCGATATAATTCTTCATTAATCCGGCCCCTTTCTACTATATTATGAAAAATAGTTGTGTTATCAGTTAAAACTTGATGTAATGACATTGCTAAAATAGAAATTTTATTATGTTCAAGGTTTAATTCATACTCAAAATTTAAAGCTTCTATAACTTCATGTATGAATACTTTATCTTTTATTTTATCTTTAAGATCATAATCAAGGTCTATATTTCCGCTGTTCCCACAACAGCGGCCTAGTGCGTTATGATCTCTTGCTAAGTCTTTTACCATATTAATATTATATAGAATACCACCAATTTTTATAAAATTCATCTCTTAGCTTCCTCCTTAAAATTTATCTGGTGTTTTAGGATTGTTTAAAATCCCGAACACTACAAAACAGCTTAATACTACATCAATTAAATTTTTTATACTATCTAATTGTAAATCATTTACTAAACCTGTTTGGTTAACGAACAGTAATATAATACTTGCTATACTGGCCCAGACAACTTTACTTTTTAATCTACTCAATTTTTGTCCCTCCTTTCTTCTTCAAAATGGTAAAACGTAAACGGTTCATATTTATTGTTTATTAAAGACTTTTTAAATAGCTGTGTCGATAAAATCCGTCTAGAATGAAATTGAATGTGTTTAAATGTTATTAATTGATTTTTTTTAGCCAAATCCAATAACTCTGCCGCCTCTTCTATATCAACAAATATTTGTTGTTGAATTCCGAAGTCTAATGTAAAAATGATTTGATATAATAAATTTGTATTATTCATTTATTTATTCCCTTTCTTTGCAAAAACTACACTCAGTAAATGATTTTCTTTCAAATTCTTGTCCTTTGATATATGCTTCTAACTCATTAATACAATCCTCGCACATTCTAAGATATAAAGTAAATATTGAATTAATGTCCATATTTTTATTTTTATATAAATACTCTATAACTTCAAATGGTGGCGTACCTGTAATATTACAAGTAATAGGCTTTTTAGGATTTTGTTTAGTATACATTGATTCTTGCATACCAACAAAATAAAATGTCATTGTATCCCCATCTTTTAAAACATAATCGCTGTCTTGATATTTTTCACAAGAATCAAAGATAATATTATTATTTTTATCCGTAATTTCAAAGGTATTAACTTTTTTATCTAAGCAAGATAAATCTAACTTCCGGGGTTTCATCCCCGGAATTATTTTAAATTTCTTTCTTTGACTGTTCAACAGTTGGAACCTCCATTAATATTGATTTCAATGCCCTATATAAAGCATCTTCTAAATGCCTTATTGATAGTGTAGTATTTCCGGGATGATTTCCCAAATTAATTATTTTTGAAGATAGATTTTTAAAATCCATCCTCAAATCTTCAATTTTTAATATTTTATCTTCATCCGGGCTAATATTTGTCATGCTTTGCATTGTATCGGTTAATAGTTTAACCTTCCAGTTATCCATTTTTCTATATCTCCTCTCAACATATGGGGCATAATACCCAAGATCATAAATTAATTTTGCTTTTATCATGGTTTTAATTGCAAGTAATTATCTGGCAAGGAATCTTTTTCGCATAATTCAGGACGTTTTTTTATTTCGGTAACACTTATTAAATGCTCTACATATTCGACTTTTGATTCCTTTGTTTTTGGGTCATATACTAAAACCCATGTAGCCGATGAACTTGTTGGCATATATAAGCCATTTGGTTCTGCCTGTGGTTTACTCATAGGATAATTTACATATCCTGATAAATCATAGCCTAATTCTTTGTCACCTTGAACTATTTTTTCAGGATTACTAATTTGTGTTGAATAAGGCACTCCGAATCCTGAACATTGACCCTCATAAATATATTTTCCAGTATATTCATTTTTAGTATACCAATAACAAATTAATTTGGGATTATCTCTTTTCTCCATAATTTTATTATAGTTCTGAGCTTCCCAAAACTCCGTAATTTCTGGGTCTCCTATTTTGGCTCTCATTTCTTTTTCTAATTCTTCCTGTTTTTGGGTTTGCTTTGTATCGGCATTAACATCTGTTGTACTACAGCCAGATAAAAATATCAAACCTATTATAAATAATAATATTAATCTTTTCATTTAATTGTCCTCCAAATTATCGTATTTTCCATTAAAAATATCTTCAGCAAATTTCTTTAAATTTTCATTTTCTATATCATCAAGATCGAAATTGTCTAATTCTTCCTTAATATAATTAATAATTATGATCTTATTATCTATGCTTTCGGCCTTTTCAAAATCTCTTTTTTGCTGACTTAACATTGATACTTTTCCATCAATATAGCTTGATGAATTTTTATATACATCATGATCGATCTTAGCGTTTCCAGTCTTCCAAATGTATCTATCAAATAAACCAAATCCATTTGTTATGAATATTAGTCCTATTATGAAAAACACAATAGTTATAATTTCTATAATAGTTACAAATCTATTATAATTTCTTTCTTGTCTCTTCCATTCATTCATTATTTTAATTCCTTTCTAATTTCAAAATCAATATGCTTATTACTGTAAAATCCATATTTTATATCATCTGTAAATAAACATATTTTAAAATTTTTATACTTCCAAGGGCTTATTATATAAAATACGGTATATTTTATATGTAAACATAATAAACAGTTTTTATATTGTGTATGTAAAACATTTTTTCTTACTGATATTAAGTTCATTTAGTCACCCCATTTATTAATATATTTTCTCATTAAATAATTTAATTCATTGAACTTGAAGCGGAACGTTTTTTTATATTCCGCTTCAAATTTCTTTTGATCTTCTTCAGATAAATTTTTATAATGATTATATCCGATTCTATCCATAGATAGAATTTTTTCAAATTTAGCCATTACTCCTCATCATCCTTTTAGTTATTTCTAAAATTCTTGTATATCTGACTATTTGAAAGTTTATACTAGTTAACATAATTAATTGTTCTTGCCGTTGAACTATATTATTTTGTTCGTAAAGTTCTTCTAAAATTATGTCATATTCATTTTGCATATCCTTAATTTTTATTTCAATTCTTTTAATATCATGATTTCTAATTAAATCCTGACTTTCAACTGTATAGTCATATAAATTAGTCATTTTCATCATCACCTAACATTATTTTAAATCCCTTTAGTTGTAGGGTAGACAAACCCCTATAAATTTCATTAAATGCCTTTTTCATTTTGATATTTTCAGTTTCCAAAATATCACAAGCACATCTAAAGCAAACATCTTCCTTTTTTATAATCTTAGCTTCCTTTACATCATTTCCGCATTTAGTACATTTCATTTTTTAATATTCTCCTTAACTTCTTCTATTTTTTTTATTAATTCATCGACTTGCTTATCAAGTGAGTAAAATTTTTCTTGAAGTTTTTTTCCCATTTCCTCAACTGTTGATAATTGATCTTTACTAATTTGATCTGATTTGGTTATTTTATTATAGATTTTTATAGAGTTTTTTCTATAAGAATTTATAATTAATAATGTTATTATTAGAGAAATTAACATTATACCTACTAAAATTATGTGTGTTATTAAGTCGTTCATTTAGTCACCCCATATTTAATCTAAATATTTGAATACCTATTAAGGTATTAATTTTTAATATGTCTGCCTGATCTTGAGTTATTGGAAGTTTATATATTTTTTCATCTACTTCAAGATCGGCATAATAACATTCATTATCAAAAGATATTCCCACTACATTATAATCCATTCTTAGTTTCCTCCTTATTTACATTAAATTATTTGCATGTCTTACGGCCTCAATATGTCTAAATTCTTCATTTCTTTCTTTTCGATCTGCAACGAAGCTAAGAAATAAAGATTTATATTTTTCAACTTCTGATTTATAAATCTTTCTTCCATGATCGTAATAATTTCCATCTACTTCTATAGCAAAATCAACTGCAGAATAATTTACATTAGGACTTTTATATTTTAACGGTATTCCTTTTGCCTTTCTTTTCTTATTTCCTCTACTCATCTTAGCTTCCTCCTTAAATTTAAGCCTCTCCCCCACCCTATCAAATAGGTCTTATTTTGTTAAAATAGACAGAATAAAGAGGGTAGGGGAGGGGTAAAATTAATTTTCTTCGTCTTCAGCATCCAATTTTGAAATACTACTGATTATCGCATCGTCTAACTCTGAGTTACATTTCTTTAGAATTGCTCCCATTTTTCCAGCAGTTTCAACAAGCTGGAAAATATCACTCATTAATATTTGAGTCATAATTTTTAAGTCCTTTTCGTCTGCTGTCTTTTCAGACAGAGACTTAAATGTTTTTTCTATTCTTTTAGCATCATTTTTCATGTTTATCATTTCTAGGGTTAAACTACCAAAAAATTCTTTTGTAGACATAAAATTTAACCCATTTTGTCCCTTTTCGTATTCTAATGCTTGATCTATCAGCTTGGCAATTATTTCAAATGCCAATTTTCTTTGTTGCTTTTCAAATTTTTCCATGTTTTTTATCTCCCTAAATAATTTAATTCTTTTACTAATTGAACAAATTTATTATACATCTTATAAAAATGTTCTGTGTTGTTATATTCGCCCATTTTTCCTGAATTTAAGCTAAATATAGAATTTTTTATCACATATTTAAATTCAAATTCTAAATTATCATATAAAAATATTATAATATCGTTTTTATCTGCAAATCTTTCATCACTGCCGGGACATTTTACTATATAAGTTAAATTTAATTTTTCAATTAATTCTTTTTTAATCAATTCATCACTTCCCAATTAATTTTATTGTTAGGCCATCAACTTCAAGGATTGCCCCTTCGTTTAGCCTTGCATTTTTATATTCATTAATATAAAAATCATCTTTTTTTTGTGCCATTACTAAATTAACAAGATCGTCCCAACCATTATCTTCTGAAATTACATTTCCACTACCTGACACGCATTTTATATCATAAATACCGGGGAAAATATCGCCATTCTTTTTAACTGAATATTTTCCGGGGCCAAATTCATAATTATTATTATTTGGCGTTGTCTTAGTTTCCTTGTTAATCGTTGGTTCCGGGGCATGTTCTGCCGGGGTAGAAGCCCCGGAACATGCTATAATGGATAAAATAAATAAAACTATAAAAAATATTACTACCTTCTTCATTTGGAATTATTCTCCTTTTTTAGATTCTTTAAAATTTCTTGCAAATTTAAGCTTAATGCTTTATCACTGCTTGATTCAACGGTCTTACTGGCTATTGCTTCAATTTTACTATAAGCTTCTGACAACTTATTAGCTAATTCTTGATTTTTAATAATTTCATCGTTTAACCTTCGATCTATCATTAATAATTTTGTATCCAAATTTTCTTTCTCAGCTTCATATTTAACATCTTTTAAAGCCATTTCATGATTGAAGTCTTTAGTTAAAATTGCTTTTTGCTTTCCAAGTTCAGTCTTAACAGCTTCATTAATTGCCTGTGTTCTTCCTTCTTCTAGCTCTTTGATTTTTTCTTCCAGGTCATTAAATTTGGATTCTTTTTCTCTGAACTCTTCGACTTTTTTAGTTAGTTCCTTTTCTTCTTCTTGTATAACTTTTCTTCTGGACTCTGCATCTTCGTCAAGCTGATTGTTTAATTTCTTTCTTGCTATCATTACATTATATGTAATTTCTTCCATTTTCCTAGTATTTGATTTTTCTAGTTCCTTTTCTTTTTCTTCATAAGATAAATTTAAATCCTTGATTTCTTTTTCATATTTTATCTTAGCTTCCTTGTTTGCCTGTATTAAAGCCTCAAGAGTATTGACATTATATTCAATGTCAGTCAATTCTTTTAACTGTTCTTTTTTAAATTCTATGGCATCATTAACTTTTGATAGATCATCATACACAGACTTTATATAATTAATTGTACCAATAGCACTATCTAGGCCGTTTAATTGAGTATTAATCGTTGTATCAACTTTGCTAACTGCCATTTTTTTCTTAGTTAGCTCTAAGTTTTCCTTTTTTAATTCATTTAAATTTGCAGTTACTTCTTTCAATCTTGTAAAAATTTCGTCCTTTGTTGACCTCATATTTACTTTTTTTTCCATTTTAATTATCTCCTTTTTTATTTTCAATTATTATTTTTTCAATTGCTGATCTTATATCTTTATCAGCTTTATCATAATGAGGGTCTTTTCTTAAACCTTCAAGATCATCATTTGCAAAATATGGAAATGCCCACATTGCATTTTGTGCGAGTTCTCTTTTTTTTACTTTTTCTTTCTCGACTGAATCGGAAATACTTTGAACAATATCCATTAGTTTACATACAAACAGTTTAGCGGCATTTATATCTAGAATATCGGCAGAACCAATCAAGCCAAGATTGCCGTTGATATCACCCTCGAATAAAACAACATAATTATTTGGTCTATATGTATAAACTCCATTATCAGTATGTAAGGTTATTTCTACTTTTTTAATATCATCATTTTTATTAAGCATTCTTATTAATTTCCTCCTTTTCTGTAATCATCACAATCGAAGCGTTCCGGGCAATCATCACAACTAATAATACTTTTTAAAAATTGCTCAAAATCATTCTTTTTATATTTTTTAAGCTCCTCTTTTATATTATTGCTATGTCGTTCTAGTTCTTCAAGCATATTGGCCCCTGTGGTAGGACTTGAAATAATACTTAATGAATGGATACAATCATCATTCTTTTTACCTTTGGCAATAAGAATATATTGTCCGGCCTCAAATTCATAATCATCAATTTTAATTATAACTTTTTTAGGGTCTGGCATTTTTCTTTTATTTTCCATTTCTTAGCTTCCTCCATATTTGATAAAGTTCTTGAAACTTGGGATTATGCAAGTTTCTAACTTCTTTTAACATTTCGTTATAGAAGTAATCAAAACAAGCTTGTTTGTGTATTTCGATTACTTCGGGATTTTCAGCATCCAAAACCAAATGATCTGAGAAGTACCTTGATTCATTTTTCTTGTATGCAATAACCCCATTTACTATATGTTTTCGTTTTCTATATTTAAGCCCATCAATAACATAATAATTTTTCGTCTCTCTTTCTACTTCTTTAACTATCATGTTATTAATAGGGAAGCTAAGAGAGCTTCCCAATTTTATTATTACTTGTTTCATGTTTTACAGTCCTTCTGAGCCTTTTTCTGGTTTTTCTTCTATTTTATCGATTTTAGCATTATCATTTTTGTTTTTTTCTTTATAAGTTGATTTTTTGATATCTGGCTGAGTGCCCTCAAAGAAGAAATGATCGCCATTGGCATCTTTAGAATTTGGATTTTGTTTATTTCCCATAATTTTTACCTCCCTTCAATATTTGATAACAATTATATTATATCAAAAAGGTACATCATTTTCAAGTTATTTTTTCCAATTTTCTATTACAAATGAAAAAGGGCCGGAGGAAAAAAATCCTCTAGCCCTTTTAAATAGCCTGTTATCAAATATCGAATTCAATTATATTATAACACAAATAAAATATAAATAAAATATGATTTACTACACGTTATTATACGTTTTTACACTTTTTTTTAATATAAAAAAAGATATGCCCAAACAACATATCTTTTTAAAATATCCTTACCCTATAATCAATAAGAAGTCTTATAAAACCTAATCAAATATCTGTAGTTATATTATAACATAATAAAAGGGCTAATATAAATAGCCCTTTTAATAATTAATAAATAAAGAAATTTTAAAATTAATCCTGTAAACATTATAACATAAAAAAACCGAATATATAAATACCCGGTTTTTTTACCAACAAGAATTTTTAAAACCATTAACAATATGATTTTATCAATAAAAAATTACACTGTCAAATTACCATTTATGTAAATAATACAACAATAATGTAATAATAAAACATATATAGAAATAAATATAATTTACTGTAAAATATTATAAAAGATGTTAAATATTTTGCGTAGGTTCAATTTTTTTTGCGTAAGTTTAACATATACATCAACGCTTGTATTAATCAGCCTTGCGAAAATTTGCGGTAGTTGCGACACTTTTTTCTATTAAATACCCAGACAATAACACAACATATACATATGTATATGTATAAATAATTTTTCTTTTTTTTTAGGGAAATATACTACCGCACTTACGCAAAAACATTGTAAGTCAACAGCCACAAGGCTTAAACCTTGCGTAGGTTTTAAAAAAAAACTTACGCATAACTTACGCAACTACCGCAAAAATTGGAAAAAAATATTCCAAAAATTAGGTAAAAAGGTACTGTATTACCGGACGCAATTTTTATAAAAAATAAAAACTATTGGAAAAATTTAGGTGTGTAAATACTGTCGGGTTTTAAAAAAAAGTGTGTAAAGCTTGTTGGAAAATTATTGGAAAATTTTAGTAGCTGTATTACTGGACGCAATTTTATATAAAAAAAAGAGCTATTAGCCCTTTAATTTTACAAAAAATAAATCTTTTTTCCTGTGTTTATCTCTCAAAATTTTTATTTTAGTTTTTTTCAGCTCCCGGCCTATTGTGAATTTATTTAATAGCCCTCTGTCATCTGATAGACTAGAATAAATTTCTGCACCTGTCAGCCATTCGCCCTCATTTTCTGCCGGGTTTAAATCCCAAGTATCTTCAATCATTAATAATTTTTCAGGCTTATTTATATATTCCTCATTATCATCCATGATCTTAATAACTTCCTCATTAGTAAATTTATAAGTTTTACCATTTAAATAAAGGGAATACATATAACCCCATAACATATCAATATCAATCTTAGCTTCCTTGTCAAAAGACTTACAATGGAGGGTTAAGAATCTTCTAGTCCCGGTTAAGTCTTTTAAATACTCATTATCGTTAGTTGTCCCACACAAAGAAGTCCTACGCTTTCTCTCAATGGCTTCCTTAGCATATGGGAGCCTAAATTTATCTTTGTAATCAGTTATGAAATTTTTTAAAGCTTCCTGATCGGCTTTTCTGAATGTGCTTGATATTTCGCCCATTTCGACAAGCCAATTGGCCAGAGTTTCAATCCTGTCATCCTTATTTGTAGGGTCTAAAGTACGTCCACCAAGGAAATATTTAGACCGGAATTTTTCCGGCAATAAATTCCTTAGCCAAGTAGTTTTCCCTATAAATTGAGGGCCTTGCAATACTAACATATAATCGGCTGCCGCTTGGCTTTCATCATCTGAACAAACTAAATATATCATTTGTAAGAGAAATTTGCCGATAAATTTTTCTTTCCACTCTGAATTACTTTCTATAGTATCCATTAATCTATAGAAAATATCTTTATCAGGATTTTCCAAAAAATATTGATAAGATTGTTTTAAATAATCTTCTATGGGGTTGTACTCATTATCTAATGATATCTTAATTAAAATATCTGTTAATTTCTCTTTAGTAATGTTAAACTCATGTTTTTCGCATTTATCCCGGATTTCTACAAAAAACGTTTCTAAATTATATTTAGAAATAATACCATCCTTAAAAACATCAAAAGAATTTCTTATGACATTGTATTTTAAAACAATGTTATAATGCTTCAATAAACATGTCACATTTTCCGTAACATGCATTATATCAAGGCCAACCATTTTGGGCCGGCTTTCTTTATCGGGATATTTTTTAAAAAACTCAGATAATCTAATTAAAACCTTTTTTAATTTTCCTTCTGGTGTCATAACTTCAATCTTAGCAAAACAAAAGTCAGGATGCCATTTAATTTTTTTTAAATCCAAGTTATCCACATTATCCACAGGGTTATTTGATTTTGATTGTTGACAATTATCTCCATTGCGTATATTATTGTCATAGCAATTATTATTTATCGTTGTATTATAAGTTTTTCCATAGTTCGGGTCATAATTTCCTTTACTGGTATTTATGGCCGTCTCTATTGTTTTATCCAAGTATGTAGGATGTTTTTTAAATTTATCCCGATTCCTTGAACTGTTTATTATCATTCGTTTAATCTGACTATGATCTTTAGTATAAAATGCCAACATTGCCGCTAATGCCATATCTCCTTCGCTATTACCATCTTGACCGGGCTGGTAATATAAATCTTGAAATTTATTGGCATTTTTAGACTTCATTATTAGATCAAAAATTTCTTGATCTGATAGATTAGTAATTCCAGTATTATAATTAACATTAAAATATGATTTCGGTTCCGGTCTCTTCCAAAACTTTTTATATAATTCTTTTATGGCCATATTATTATTAATACTGAAATTATTATTATATGAATTGCCTGTCAAAGTACAATACCTATTATCATTTTGAGAATAAATCTCAATATGTTCCAGAGGATTTTTATTTTTATAATGGGTAGAATTAAAAGATTCTCTAAATTTATCAAATGTTCCATCATCTATTAAGACAAATCTTAATCCCTTTCCAGATGGTGAAATTTCAACATATGTATTAAGAGTATTAATAATTTCCTCTGCTGTGTTTGTTAATTTGCCATCTTCAAGACAATTATCAATATCTCCAAATATTAAATTTGTACCCGGTAACATTAAACCTATTCCGGCTATTATAGTTTTTTTCCCATTATTTTCTATTTCTCGGCCAACATTTTTTATTTGTTGCGATTTTGTTGTTTCAAAATCGGCCCAGGTATTAGAATTATTACTCATTGCTAAACCCAATGTTTTTGGGTTTATTGGAGGCTTCGTTAATTTATCCTTTTTTTCTTGAAGCCCCCACAATACCCAATTATTTGGCATATTTTTTAGTGAATCTATTTTTATTAAATTATTATATTTAACAATTGTGTCATATGATATATTTAACATATGCATCACCTTTCTTTCTGTTTGTCTTCAGACTTTATTGCACTAACTATTATATTATTATTTTCAATTTTTATTTCAACTTCTTTATCTATGCCCAATATTTCTCTTAATGGTTTATTAATTAACATATATTTAGCACCGTTAACCTCTCTTAATTTAACTATCATTGTTACACCTCCAAAATATTATAATATATATTGACTATATAGTTATTATAGACTATAATAGATATATAGTCAATAAAAAGTTTGGAGGTATATTATGGAACTTAGAAACTATCAAATATCGATAATAAATGAAATTAAAAAAAACTTATTACAATATAGAAAGATTTGTATCCAAGCCCCTTGCGGTTCTGGCAAATCAATTATCTTAGCTAAAATTATAAATGATACGACCGCCAAAGGCAACAGAGTATTATTTCTTGTACATCGTAAGGAACTAATAGAACAAATTAAAAATACATTAGATAAGTTTAATGTAAATTTTGATCTTGTTGATTTGTACATGGTACAAACCGCATGCCGGAGACTGGAAAAAATGAAACGCCCAGCAGTGATTATAACAGACGAAAATCATCACTGTTTGGCTAAAAGTTATACTAAAATATATGAATATTTTAACGATGCTTTTTTATTGGGGTTTACAGCTACCCCGATCAGGTTAAATGGTGAAGGATTAGAAGAAATATACAATTATCTTGTTAAGGGCCCAGAAATAAAATGGTTAATTGAAAATTATTTTTTAGCCCCTTATAAAATGTATTCTGTAAAACTTGCTGACACAAGGGATTTACATATTAGGGCCGGGGAATTTAAAAAGGATGAAATGACAAATTTAATGGAACAAAAAAAAATATATGGTGAGACAATAAAAAACTATTTAAAATTAGCTTCAGGTAAAAAAACGATTGTTTATTGTGCATCGGTTAAATCATCGATAAACACAGCAAATCAATTTAATGAAAATAATATACCGGCTAAACATTTAGATGGAAATACCCCAAAAAATGAAAGAGCGGAAGCAATACAGGATTTCAGGGATGGAAAAATTACAGTTTTAACAAATGTTGATCTGTTTGGCGAGGGTTTTGACGTTCCTGATTGTGAGTGCGTTATTCTATTAAGACCAACAATGTCATTAAGTTTATACATACAACAATCAATGAGGTCTATGCGTTACAAAGAAGCTAAGACTGCCGTTATTATAGATCATGTAGGTAACTGCTTTAAACATGGTTTGCCAGATGATGACAGGGAATGGACATTAAAAGGCAAACTTAAAAAAGAAAAAAATCAAATCGGTATAAGAGAATGTCCGGCATGTTTTAGAGTGGTAGACTCAGGAATAAAAATATGTCCATATTGCGGCCATGTTTTTAATCAGAACAAAGAAAAAAATAAAGCTGTAACTATAGACATAGAGCTAGAAGAAATAAATAAAAAAGACATTTTAAGGGGCAAAAGATTTTCATATATTAATGAATTAAAAACCTTAAGAGAAATTATTGATTTTGTAGAAATAAAAAATTATAAACCCGGTTTAATCTACCATCAAATAAAAGAAAGAAATGATATAAAAATCACTGAAGATGATTTAAAAAGATTTCAAAAACTAGCTGGCTATAAGCGGGGATGGTGGACACACCAAAAACATTTAATTAATGAGGAGATGATTTAAAATGATTAATTTATTAAAGGAAAATGATATCGAAAGAGGATTAACTTTATTAGAATATATTGACTGGTGTAAGCTCTATGATAAGAGAAAGATAGTTAATATTAAATCTTCTGAAGATTGCACAAAAGAAGAAATTTTAAATTATTCAGAAAAATTAAATAAGGAGCATCATAAACATATGAAAATGTCTTATCATAATTCAGAAAACGACGAAATGTTTAAATGTATGACTTGCAATCATTGTAAGTATATTTCAAAAGATACATTAAGATTACCCGAAATATTAGAGTATATTGTAACATGTTCTAAAGAACATGTTACTTTTATTAAAAGGTGGAATGCTCATATATCAGAGCTACCATGTCATGGCAAAT